GTCTTGAGTCTCCATTCTTTTTCTTCAGGAGACATACCATCCGCCGCCGCTCGTTTCCCGCCCTTGATCGTCGGACCAACCGGCTTGCCAGTCAGTTTCTCGAACATCGCATCCACGGATTCGTATCCAAGCATCTGCGCGATGTGTCCCAACGCGGCATCCTGCTCCTTGCTGACGATCCGCTCGCCGTTGCCGACACGGATTTCCTCACCAGTCTCGCGGACCGTTGCCGGAATGGAATCGCTCTTCGCGGTACCGGGGCCGCGAATGATGCCGCCGTTGGCGTAGCCGTTTCGCACTTTTGACGCCTCAAGCGCAACCTTGTCTCGTTCTATGAAGTATTGCGCCTTCGCTTCTGGAGACAGGTGTCTTGTCTCCCACTCCATATTCCGCTCGGTTTCTCCCCTGCCGTTTAGCCCGGCATAGAGCAATTCATCATTGATGATTCCGCCATTGGCGTAGCCAGCGGCCTTGTCGATCTGTTGCTGGCGCCCTTTCAAGATTCCGATGATCCCGGAACCGATGCCCTGCTGTTGCGGCTTTGGTGGTGGCGCAGGATTCTGCGCTTGCGGTTGCGGCACTGGCGCCGGGGCGCTGCTGATTCCGAGGCTGGAAAGGGCGGCATTTTTCTTGGCGCGCTGCTCGTCGGTCAATCCATCACTGCCAATTGCGCCACCATCAGCGAAACATTTTGTTTTCTTTGCCATGATAATCACCTGCGCATTGGTTTGATGTTTAATAGTATGACAGCGGCCAGCATTTTTAACTGAATGCCTTATCATTTTCTATGGTATCGCTCGTTACATGTTTTCCGCTTGAGTTGCAACCGAAGAACCTCCTGCGCTCATGCTGACGCTGGCGTGGATGTTGTTAAGCATTGCCGTGGCCTGTCGTGCCAGCATGTCGATATTAGCAAGCAAGGCCCGCAAATTATCTTCCATAACCTTTAGCTCTGACGCTTGGTTTGCCTTGGCGGCATCGAGGGCAACGGTATTGTTGTACTGCGCCACCCGGCTCATTGCTTCTTTGGCCTGTGTCCTGGCGTTGTAGTACGCGGCTGCGGAAGAAATCAGTTTGCTTTGCGCGTCATAGCCGATATTGCTCATGCGCGAAATGGTATCGGGGCTTGTTGCCAGCGCCTTGATGTAGTCAATTGAGTCCTGCAACGCCGACTTGCGAAGTTGTACCACCATCTTCAAGACTTCGAGCGCAGAGGCTTGATTTGCTTTTGCCTCTTCAAACGACAACGTATTGTTGTACTGCAACACCTTGCTTTCGGCTTCCTTCGCCTGCGTCCTGGCGTTGTAGTATGAAGCAACTGACGAGATCAGTTTGCTTTGCGCGTCGTAGCCGATGCCGCTCATCTTGGAAATCGTGTCTGGCGCGGAAGCCATCGACCTTGTGTAATCGTTTGCTCCTGACATCGCTGCATTTCGCAGGGCAACCACCTTGTCAAGAACGCTCAGGTTACTTGCCTGGTTGGACTTTGACGAGTCGAACTGAAGTGAATTGTTGTACTGCTCGACCTTGCTCATTACCTCCTTGGCCTGTGTTCTGGCGTTGTAGTAGCTCGCAACAGAAGCAATAAGTTTTTGCTGCGCATCGTAACCAATGTTGACCATGCGCGAAATCATGTCCGGGCCAGAGGCAAGCGCCTTGGTGTATTCCACGGCATTCTTCATTACCGAGTCGTGCATTGCCGTTAGTCTTTCGACCGCCCACTTCTGAAGTTCGATAGACAGGATGACAATCTTGCGACTGGATTCTGCGATCTCGTCCTGTGCCTTCTGCTGGATCTTGATGGTTGCGTTGGCGGCGGCACCCGGAGGAAGCGGGAATCTCCGCGTCGAGAATACTTCCAGCACATCTGCCGCAGCGCGGGCGGCGTCGGCGGTGATGCGATCGCGGTCATCCGTCAATATCTGAGCGGCGATGGCAGGCGGCAGCGCGACCTCTGGATCGCCGATTGCTTCTCGGAGCCAATCACCAGCAGCGGCATAGCCGGCAGCGTCGTCAGGTTCGTGGTCGGTTATGTAGTCATCGAATTGTGCGACAAGCCACGTCGCAAGCTCGATGTACTCGGTTGTGAACGTGTCGAAAACATCGGTGACTGCGGCCGATGCCGGGATGTCAACCAATGGTTCGTCAATAACCGGAACCGCAACCGCATTGGCGGTTATGGTAGGAGGCGCAGAAGGATCAACGGCCCCGACGAACGTTCCGTAGTCTGAGAAGTGCGCTGCCTTGTAAGCGGAAAACTGCGAAACCAGCCACGTCCCGAGGTCGGGGTATTCCTCGTTGAACTTGAGAAAGATGTCATCGACACTTGCGCTTGTCGGAATATCAACCAGCGGTTCAGTGATCAGCAGAGAGGCAATTGCCCCGGCAGTGGCAGTAGGCGGGGCGCCAGGATCAACAGCGCCGACGAAGATACCGTAGTCGGAAAAGTGCGTCGTCTGCAACCCCGTGAATTGCGAGACGAGCCATGCAGACAGGTCCGGGTACTCTTCGTTGAACTTGACGAATACATCATCAACAGATGCGCTGGCCGGGATATCAACAAGCGGTTCGTCAATGACTGGAACGGCAACCGAACCAGCACTTATTACTGGAGCCAAACTCGGGTCAAGTAGTCCGCCGGTGTCAGTCAGAGCCAAAACCTTGGCATCGACCGTTTCTGATTTCTCTAGCGCTAGGTTCCACGTTGCGTTGATAACGTCTTCCAGAACCTCCATCGAGGCATCTGGAATCTGGTACAGATTGACTCCGTTTTCAGGAGATCCAATCAGGTGGGGTGATACATCAATAATATCAGCCATTGTTTTTTCTCTCTTTAATCATTTGGGCGCAACGCCATGCTTCGCTAATCAATTCTTCGATTATTTTATGAGCCTCTCTATTAAGCGTGAATTTCTGTGCCTTCTTCATTGCTGAAGAACTAAGTAACGTTTTCCTGTGTTTGTGCATAATTAAATCCTCCTGCCTGAAGCGACCGGCGCAAAGCTGACTGAAGCCAGCGTGAAGTCAGACCCGTCCGTGTTGTAGATTGACAGGTCGTACCAATTAGAGCGCAATCCCTTGCCTGGATCGACTCTTTGAATTCGCATTTCTTCGGCACAGGAGCGCGCTTCATACCTGTAATCTTCATGTTCCGGAGTGGTAACGCGCAATTCCATCGGCGTTTCCGACGACACCCCGAGATAAAGCGCCGGAAGACGTTTAAGGCTCGAGTCTCCAAAGTCGTCTTTTCCAAGGTCGATATGGGCGTCAATTGCCTGATCTCCTGTCAGCAGGTACAGCCCGTCCGTTTTTGTGGAAAAGCCTCCGGAAACTGAAGTCAGCGAATAATCCACATACCTGGATAACGCGCTGTTTTCTAGGTTCATGCAGTATCCGTTTGATACGACACGACGATACCCGCGTGTCTCAAGGACAGCGGTCCACGTGCCATTGTCAGGCGTTACGTCCACGGCGTCCTGTGTTGCGGCAACAACCTGGCCCTGTTCGTCGCCAAGGACAAACCCGTTATTCCCGAACCATCCGACAAGCGGTTTGTGCGGAACACGGAATGCGGTTCCGGCTTGACCGCCATAGGGCAGCGGGTCACTGATCCGCTCTACCTTGCCCAGATCACCCATCAGCCAGAATGTCTTGGATTCTGTCACGACGTATGTCCCGAACTGGTTGGCAATCGCCACGGAAATATCTTCCTCGAACCCTATATACCCGTCCGCCGCATCGTAGTAACCGAATCGGTATGGAAGTCCATAGTAGAGGGTAGAGCCTGAGATTCCGCACAGGCGCCCCATATGGACAAACAGGTTGGCACATGGCGGCATCGGCTCGGCATAAACTTCTTCTGCGGTCAGCGTCGTGCCCGAGACGGAAATAATGTCCAGCGTTGCTGTCCCCGTGGCAACAGAAGAGTGGAGATAAACCTGCGACCCGTTCAGGTCGGATACCAATACATGAACATGCGTTGCGCCAGTTGTCGCAGAGGGAAGCGTGACGCGCAGCGCACCATCCGAAGCAAGTTCGATTCCTGTTGCAGCAGAGATCCCTCCGGCCTCGCCAGTGACGCTGTTGTAGTAACGCACCGCAACCTGGTATTTCCCGGCATGCACTGAACCCAAGATGGCCGATACAGTCGGGGCTGTTGGAGTAGGAAGCGCCCACGGAAACCAGATCCCGCTTTCAATGCGACCGGAATCCGTTCCGTTGGAGTAGTAAATGCTCCCATTGGACTTCGTGTAGCTGACAGCATCATTCACCGTCAGTATCTTAACGAGCGTTTCACTGTAAGAAGGGGAAAACGAGAAGCTGTAGAGAACACTCGAACGAACGAGAAAGCCGGTTGTTGAGCCGGTCGAGAATACCGAATGCGCTCCGGTCATCGCCTGGACCAACGTAACTCCATCGCGCCGCCGCGCTCGGCCAGCGTTGTCGATGTCCACATTGACCGCATCACTCAGCCACCGCCCGGCATCAGTGACCAGGGCAAAGTCAGGAAGGCGGTTATTTATTCCGAGGAACGGACCTGAAGGCAGTGTTTTCATTTATGCCCATCCCAAGAAAGGTGGTGGAGAAGTAAGCACCAGTGAGGCAGGGAACCCGTCTAGATTATTGGCGCCGTGCCCGTAAACAACGGGGCCAACTGCGGCTGAATGGGTGTAATACTGCTTCTCGACATACGGCACGCCAGCGAAGAATGGCGACATAGAATCCGGTGGAGAGAACGGATAGTTGCCGTGTTTTGTCACAAGCAAACTGATAACATTGGAATCTGTTGTTTCGTTAAGCTCCGGTCGCGGAGTATTGTTTACAGCCAAGTACGTTCCATCGCCACCCGCAAATACGTAGTATTTATAGTATGTATACCCACCGCTGCCGTCAGAGAATACTTCGGTTTCACGCCATGCGAAAAACCCCGGTTGGTTGGTGCCTTCGCAGTACCCACCGGATACAGTCGCTGATTCATTCGTAGAAACATTTCCCCATATATACGCGGCTTCTGCGTCATGGAACGGAACCAAAAGGAGAGTTGTGAAGTTTTCGTTGTGGTTCCCGTGGTACTCGTACCTGTCATACCCTATGACACACACCTGGTTATAGTCGCCGACAGCATAACCAAGAAAATCGCCCAAGTCATTGATAATCTCAACGCCGCTGGAATATCTTTGTACGCCGTCCGTTGTCACATAATACGGGGACCATCCGGTGTCATTGGCGGCACAAGAATGCTCATAGGCATTATGACCAACATTGCTTGTTGCCCATGTGCTTCCATCCGAAACTATTGTTTTTTCGCTGAGTGTGTACCTGTCGAAAGTGTAATTCTGCGCAGCAACAACACAGGTTCCTGAAGAAAAGTAAAACCCCGTGGATGTTGGGGACAAGGACCGTACTCGACGTTCGCCTTCTGCTCCTTTAAGTCCCGCAGATCCAAAATGCGTATAGTCACTAAGATTTTCAGATGTCCAATCAACCGGATACATCCATTGCGCCGGCTGACTCGTAACCATATACTTGACTCCGGAAACACCGTTTGTGTTCGAGTAGCGAAACAGTTCAAGCTGATCTGCCTTGTTGTAGAAACAATAGATTGGCGCATCACAATTTGTTGCCCCTCCGGAATTTGTTCCAAAGAGGTAAAGAAGGTTGAACAGCCAGTCAGGTGAAGCAACCACCTGTGCATACCTGAAGTTGTGCCAAGATACCGGACCTTCTACAACAGAGAGTACAGCAGACCATCTTGCCGCTTCCTGCTCCGGCGTGTTGTTTGGTCCCACAAGATTGGTATCTCTCAAAAACGTAAATCGGTAGTGCGTCGAAACGTGGTTCGGAAATCCTTCTGTGTGCTGGATGATGTCAGCCTTGTTACCGGCCCAATTGAACTTCCACCCGTACCCAAGCATCTGCGTTTCAGGAACCGGCACGTCCAGCACGAACGTCATGGTGGTCGACGGTGTTGAGTACGCCAGAATGTACGCCTCGATCTTGTCGTGGTCTGCGGCAAATGCGGGATCTTTCAGCTTTGTTACAAGCGAATCCACCTTGTTGTCACGGACGAGTTTAGTGATCAAAATCCCGTCGGGGTAGATGGAGATCATCCAGTGGATGTATAACGCATCCCGGTAGATTCCACTATTGACGAACAGGACAGCGCCATTGTCGTGAGCCAGTCTCGGGCTAAGTCCTTCCGGAATCGTGAGTGTCCATTTCCAGTTCTTGAGGTCTGCGCCATAAATGGCTTGAGCGTAGAGCCGGGCCTTTCCGGTGAACATGCTCGGCGGGCATTTCGCTGCCGCTTCTTTCTTCCCCACAACATCACCACGGGTTGTATCGAAGCTCCAACCAGGCTCAGCCTCTACAGGCGGCGTATCAGCGTCTATGTTCGGAGGGAAGATTCGCCCAAGCAGCTTGTGGTTTGTGGCATAGGAGCGTTGCGTGTTGCCGTAGTAAAGTGGCGCCGACTGAATATCGAGAGGCGGACTATCTGGAACGACAGAAAACATGTCAACAATTCCAGAGTCCATGTAAACAGGGCTGGTTTCTTCGCTTGACTTGCAAGCCTTCTCGGTAATGAAATCAGGATAACCCCACCTGGTACGCAGCCGAACGGTTTTCTTGCATCCGTTTTCATCTTCTGAGATCCGGACGCTGGTTCTGATCTGGTCTGACCCTTCAATGTTGTCGATCATGGTGCGCTCGTTATCCGAGCCAATAGGTTCACCCTTCCTTGTAGGGAAAATAATTCCGAGGTCTTTGTCGTCGTATGGCATCAGGTACGCGCGATGATTGGGCGAACCCTGGTTGTTACAAAGACTAATTCGTCCGGAACCGATGGAAGTTGATTTGGCAAGGTTCCGTCGCCTGAACAAGAGAAACCTAAGCCAGCGTCACCGGATCCGCTATGCACTGAAGCAACCATTCCGGATGCGGTTGCTCCGAACATCAAGTCTCCGGATGCCGATCCACTGCCACCATGCCCGCCAGCAACACTGGAATCGAACGAGATAGAGGCCGAGCACGATCCGGTTCTGCCCGTTTTGCCCGTTCCTGATGAAGCAAAACGCAGCGATGCTAATATTGGCCCACTACTGCCACGCACTCCTGAACCACTGCCGGAAAACGCCAGATTCGCTGCGTTTGTTCCTGTTGGCGCGCGATACCCGGACGACGATGCGTCGAAGGCAAGTTCTGCTCCTGCCTCCCCGTTGTACACGCCGGCAACAACTCCGGATGCTGTGATGCCGAATAAAAGATCACACGCGACCGTTCCAAGCCTTTCATGTTTTCCAGAAGCAGAAGCCGCGAACGGAATTGAAACCGATCCGGTTCCAGTTGGTGCTCTGATACCTGTTCCATCAGCGGAAAACCGTAGTGCGTTGGTTGCAATACCTGTTTGTGCGTGCGCGCCTGTAGCTATCCCTGAGAATCGTACCTGCGCGGCTGAACCCCCTATGGGAGCACGGTATCCAGTTGCATCTGCTGCGAATCCGAGCGTTGCCACACAAGTGCCTGGGGAAGAATTGAACCCGGTGCCGACTGCCCGCATGACAAGGGATGTGGCGAGTTCTCCAGTAGCAGCGTTCCCTGCTCCGGCAGCACTTGCAACCAAGGCGAGTCGTGTTGCTATGGCCCCTACCGGGCGCACACTCCCGGTTGATGCCGCTACGAACGAAATCTCTGCCGACGCGTTTCCGTTATAGTCCGTGTACCCATCAGCAGAAACAACAAGCGCAAGTTCGGCAGATTCAAACCGCCCTTTTGGCGCGCATATCCCATCCGCGCTTACCGTAAGTAGAAACTGCGCAGCGCCCGCTCCTGTTACGCCATGAACACCGGAACTTGTTGCAGAGAAAGTTAACTCTGCTGCGGCGCTTCCGGCTGCTCCTGACGAGAAAGCTATAGCATCCCCAGCAGGGGGCGTATACGCTACCCCTGTATTCTGGAAGCCTACAGAATTCCCGACAGGCGGGGTATAGCTCATGTTACGGGACGGTGACGGCGAACGAACTGATCAGGACCGGGCCGCCGATAACGAAGTTCGTGGTGTTGAATTGTAGCGTCCCGCCAGCGCCAGTGACGGTAACGTCAACGTCGAATACCGTTGATCCTGTCGAGTCCGCAATCCGCGCCCACGTTGCAGTTCCCGTAGCATCCGCCGCCGTATCCTGCGTAATAGCCGACATGGTGAGCGTACCAGCCGATGTCGTGCCGCACGGGTCACTGAACGTCAGCGTTGCCAGCAACGTCTGCGACGTAATCGCGTCGTTTGCCGTGGTCGGCTGCGTGCCGTTGTAGACCTTGATCGTCCCTGCGCCAGCGCCAGCGTCGATGGCGGTTTTCAGGGTGTCAAGTGCGTTGTTTTTTGCGGTGGTTACAAATCGGATGATTGCCATGATGTTTCTCCTTTAGACGGGGGTGATGTTGTCGTAAACCAAAGCGTTTTCCGGCGTGGCGATTGGTGAATAGGTGAATGCGCTGGTTGGAACTGTGTATCCGTAGTTGTTCAAGCCGACGCCTTTGTAGATTTCGATGTCGTCGAGATACCCGTTTAACGGGGTCGTGTTGGATGCGTCCTGAGCGCCGATGTAAAGGCTGCTGGTTGATCCGGTAATATCGGTGGTGTTGCTTTGTGAAACACCTAGCTGCGTACCATCAACAAACATACGCAAGTAACCAGATATGCGTGAAACCTCGACCAGATACCAAGTATCGGCAGACGGTGCCCAAGTCGCCCCTAACAAGACCGTGGTGCCGTTAAGAAACTGAAGCGTGGTCGTGTCACCCTTGTATTGGAAAGTCCAACCAACAGTGGTGGTTTGGTAATTGGACAAAAACGTTTGGACGGTGCCCGTGCTGCCAAGGCGAACCCAACAGCGCACAGTAAAATCACCAGTTCCAAAGTCCCAATCAGTAGAATACGCGAGAGAAAGATAATCCCCAGTGCCGTCGAAATAACCGGACGCGCCGCCAAATTTGCTTTGCGCGGTACTGATTTGCGCATTGCCTCCAGCAGTCACCGTTTTTCCAGTAACTTCGGAGAATGTAGTTGACCCGTTGGTGCCGTCACAATGAAGGCCGAGCACCATGTATCTTGACGGGTGAATGTCGTAAAGGACGGCGCAGTGCTTGGTCACAACCGCGGCCGTGTTTGCCGCTTCCTGCTTCCATGCGCCGGTTGTCTGATTCGACACTAGCGTAGCCAGTAGCGCACCCGTATCACGGCGAGACACACGAACCAGTCTCGAAGCATAGTTGCCGGAAGAGTCCTTTACAGTTCCGGACACGGAGACATATTCGTCGAGGAAAGGTGCAGACGACGGCGTATAGTCAGACGTATTTACGCAGGCGCCTTTAAAAACCTCTATTTCAGCCATGTATCCAGAAAACGGGTAAACATAAAATGTTTGTTCGGCCCCAATTTTTACAGTTCCGGACTCAGCAATTAACGCAGCAGTTGCGCCTGTTGCGGTTCCTTCAGTAACACCGTTCACCCGCAGAGTTATCGTCGTTCCGTTTCTGGATACTTCAACCAAATACCATGTGTTTGAAGAGAATGTGTTCGTTGAAGAAAGGTTCCAAATAACAGACGGGCCTGACGAACAGCCATACGTTGAGAATTTTCCGCCTACACAGGATATTGCCCATGCTGTATAACCTGTCGCCGTCCCTCGGTGTATGAGGTAGCTTGGATTAGTTTGCGATAGATTGTCTACCCGCACCCATAGCCGAACCGTAAAGTCGCCAGAACCGAACTCGAAATCAGAGGAGTTCGGCACCGTCAGATAGTTATACGCCCCGCTAATACGCAAGGATGATGTTTTTCCGGTCAGCGACGGGTACTGCGCCGTAGTTATCGCCGGACTTCCGTTAACCGTTACAGTCTTTCCTTTAACGTCAGTGATAGTCGTACTGCCGTTCGTGCCGTCGCAATGGAGGCCGAGAACCTTGTTGTACCAGTATTGATCGCCTGCCATAGTCAAACCCCGTTCTGCTCAAGCGCGCTGCGCTTGGGTTTGTGTTGAATGAAAACCTGGTTTGTTTCCGTGCCGACTGTCAGCGTTTGCAACTGCGAGAACACGAACTCTATTTCGCTTTCCGAACAAGCTACGAGTCTCTTGTCTTCGGCGACTGAATACACCTTCGGATTGCTAACAACCCGCTCCTGCTTCGGCGCACTGACGCTGACAGGTTTATCCAGTGCGCTGACCTTGCGCTTGTTCTGCACGACGAGTTGCGCCGTGCCGTGCTTGGACACAACAACCTGAATCGCGTCCAGTACGGAAAGGTTGTTTTGCGCCGCAACAGAGACAATCTGATCGGCAATGGGCTTGACGTAAAGCGACTCGACAACCGACGTGACGTAAACCCGCTGATGGTGCGACAGGTCAAAGTGCCGAGCGCGAAGAGCGAACCACGCGGCACCGGACAGCGCCCCAATACCGGACAGCAATCCGTCTGCCGCAATGGAGACATCGGACGTGCCGTTGAGCCACAGCGCGCCGGTCAGCGTCGCAGTAATCCCTAGCAAAACATCCGTGTCGCCTATCGCCCATATCGGCGAGAAGATCGTTCCGGACGGGGTAATCTCTATCGCGGATGCGCCAGCAGCGGACCCGATGCCCGTGAGAGTTGCCGCACCAGACAGGTCCACCTGTCCAGTGCCGATGAGCAAACCAAGCGCGGTCAGCGTGCCTGTTTGAGAAAGCGAAATACCAACAGAGGATGCGGCATTGACTGCAAGGTAGCCTGCGCCGGAAGCGTCGAACACAATCTCTGCGGCGCCAGAAGCCAGCAGCGCGCCAAGCAGGACTGCCGACGAGTCAATCTGTATGCCAGCGGATCCTGCTGCGTAGGCCGCCCCGGTAAGCGCCGCGCCAGGAGTAAGCGAGAAGAACGCTTCTCCTGAAGCATCGGCGAATATGACACCGTTCGTAAGTTCGCCATCTGCGGAAAGCGAAAGGTATGCACTGCCCGAAGCGATGGCAACGCCATAGGCGCTGCCTGCTGCAAACAGGTTGAGTGAAGCGGTGCCATTGATGAGACCGGGATCAATCGGCCCTATCAGCCGACCATCCCATTTACCCTGCCATTGGCCTACCCAATTCCCTATCATGGCTAGTCACCGTCCAGGGCGTCAATAGTCCGCGTTCCGGCGGAATAGGCTCCGTCAATCCGCAACGTGACCCCGTCAAGCCCGGTAAATTGCGGGTTTGCACCTTCGAGGCCGGTTGCCGATCCTGCTGCATACGCTGCAAGCAGGCGAAGGATTTGTTCCGCCGAGTACCCGGCTTCGATAACTTTGGCCCATACCGTGTTGGCGATGCCCGTTGGCGTCAGGCCGGCTTCTTCCGTCGTGCCTTCCATATACCCAACGGCGTAAGACTGGAGTGTTCCCGCGAAAGAAAACGAAGCGGTTGCATCCCGAAGCACAGGACTGTCATCCAACGGAAGAATGTCGGCATCGGCGAAGGAAATAACCATCGTCGTTGTGCCGACCAGACTGGCTTCTGCACCAAGCAGAGGGATGTTCGTTTCAACCGTGAAGCTGGCCGAGCCGGCCCCATTGAGCGATGCGGTAAGCAGCGGGGTGTTCGTGTCCAGCAGCAGCGCAGCCGTGCCGGTTCCGGAGACGATCAGTTCTCCGCTCGGGGTATTGGTGGTGATACTGAACGAGGCTGATGCCTCACCCGGAAGGCCACGAAGCCCGTCCGCCGCGCCCGTAACTGTAAGGTCGGCTTCAACATGGGAAGAAAGGGAACCTGCCTTGGTGCCCATTTTCCACGACATCGGGTGACGGAATCCGTCAGGGATCGCGGCCTTGTTGGTCACGCCGGATACCGTGTGCGCCCCGGAGTCGAAGTTCTTGCGCGTGCCGTTGTTGTCCAACGCAGACCGTAACCCATACGCACCGACCGCCCCGTGGAAGCGGGACAAGCCGGAGAGTTGGTGCGAGCCGTTGCGCGTCAGGGCCATGTTACCCGCCGTATGCGTAGTCGGCAGCGACGATCAGCGGCGAAGTGTTCGTGGTCGCGCCGGTCTGGAACAGCAGGAAGCGCAAGCACGCGCCGTCCTTGATCTGCGGCAGGCTCGGCAACTGGTTCACGAAGTCACGCTCTGTCAGGATGCCGGAAGCCGGGATCGGGATTTGCCATAGCGGCTTGACCAGATGCAGGACAAGCTGCCCTGAACCCGTGTAGGCCGTACCGCCGGAAAGCGTAAAGTTCTCAATGTCCTTAATGCCCGTGTCTCCAGGAAGAAGCGGCAAGAAAGGTGCGTAGCGTGTTGCTGCGTTGCCTGAGTGTGGGATCGCACCCGTAACCGCACCAGCAGCGGCAGCGAAACCAACCGCCGTGGTCATGTTCTGCGCAGTGTTCCCCGCCTGGTCGGTGTATTTGAACGAGGTCAGGTTAGGACCGCCAGTAGATGGCGCGACCTCTGCCGAGAAGTACGCTCGCAACCCGACGCCGTTTGCGTGGCGGTCGCGCTTGGCGGCGGAACTTCCGATAGCCGTCATGGAGACGGTACGTTCAGATGTACCCGTAACGTCCGCACCAGTGATCGGGACGTACCCGACCTGATCGACGCACATGAGAATCCACGGAGCACCTGCTGCTGCGAACACGGAGGCGGAAGCATTCAGGAAGTGCTTGGTTGCGGTCGACACGTCGCCGCCGTGGTAAATCGCGCCTTCCGCCCACGTATCGTCGGTATCGACCCACGTCAGCGAAGTGCCGGCGTAGGTATTTGCGGGAATGGAACCCGTTGCCGTTCCGAGGTCCGTCCAGGTTCCGGCCACGCCCGCTACGGCAGTTGTCTTGTTGTAGTCGATGCGGCCATATTTGCCGTTGACGGTGATCTGGTTGATGAGATCATCACTGCTTTGGAATCCCATTGTCTTAACTCCAGACTGTTTCGATAGTGCCGACAAGCGGCGAAGATGCGAGTGACCCTGCGACGCCTTGGCCCAATAGCCCAAGGAATGCCCCGTCCATGATTTCCACGATGCCGCCACGAAGGCGCAACGCTTCTTTCTCGACTGCCGCACCAAGGCCCGCCACACTGGTTGATTCGAGGGCGATTGTGGTTTCCAGTGGCATGACGAGGACGATGGCGCACAAGCCACCGTTCGCCACGGAGAAGTTGCAGGAGACGACCGACTTGACGCCTTTGACGCCGGCATTCAGCGGCACGAACGGAGTCAGCCCGCCTGTACCAAGCACCGCATTGACTACGGCCCCTGACGGCTGTGCGGCCCCGCAGAACATGCTCGTCGTGGTGTATTGCGCGTCATCGCTTCCGATGTAAGTAATCGTAAATCTCCCGCCGCCAACGGTAGGGGACTGCGCGATTACCATCATCTGCACACCGACCCCGCTTGCGTATCTCGGCAGGGGAGTAGATGCGGTCATCAACTGTTCTTCCCCAGCCGCGTCCATATCAACGAACGGGTAGTAAAGCAGGTAGTCGAGCATATAAATCGGCTGCGTACTGGCCGTCGCTCCGCTACTCATCACAGACAGGCGATGCAGGTATTGCTTCTGCCCGGAGTCCATGCGCGGCACAATGATGCCCTTGTCCGATTCAAGCACAGCCGAGACCAGAGGACTCGCTGCGTAGTAATTCGGGATCGGGTTTCCTGATGCGTAAGAATAGTCGTACCACTGGCCGGTGATGGTCGCCGTGGCAGCAGGAACCTTGCGGAACGTGCTGATCCACGAACGCCCTTCGTCAAACGACTGGCCGAGGGTACGAAAATTCTTGAACATCAGTCGGCAGAGATCGACAGTGCGCCGCCGGCAAACTGCGGTTGAATGCCACTAGACACTGCAAGCGACGAGGACAGCGCGCCGGAAATCATCATGCTCACCGCACCGGAGGCTGTGTCGACAACGGCAAAGTGCGTAATCGTATTGGACCCCCCGGAGCACGCACCGAACTGGATCAGGCTTGTGTTGGTGAACGGCGAGGATGTTCCGGTCCAGGCGCTCGATTTGGTCAGCGCAACACGCGCATAGCCCGTGTAAGTTGCCTCGTTGGAGAGCGATGCTGACTCGGTTGGGTCCGCAGTGAAGAGGGCGAGATACTGCGTAGCCCCGGCACGATAGGACGGATCGGTGCCACGCAGGAACATATCGAGCGCGGCGGTTTCGGTTGTGTTTGACATGGACATGGGAATGGCTCCTTATGGTGTGACTACTTCATCCCCAACCGTTACCGGAGACGGGGCAATGATTGACTCGACCTTTCCGGTCACGGAATATTCTGCTTCGACTTCCCACACACCCGTGTCCCATGTAAGGTCTTCGGTGGTGGTCGCGGCAATCTCGATGGTGATTGCCTTGAGTGCGTCGTCGGCATCCGCCACGATCAGGTTCAGCGGGGTGTCGCTCGCCTCAGTGGAAAGCAGCGTCGTGCCGCCCACCTTGTCCTTGATCTTGACGCGGATAGTCTGGTTGGCGAGGCTCTTGGGTGTGTTGTACTTGAAGAAACCACCCGAGGTATAAGCCGACCAGTCGCGCCCGCTGTCATCGACAGGGTTCCATCCGTTGAACTCGATGGTGTTGGCGTCGATCACCGTGGCTTCGTGGTAGTCCTTCGTGCGCGGCTTGTCCGGGTTCTCAGCGTTGATCTGCTTCATGCCCTGCACGGAAGTGACGTAGCCACGCCAGCCATCCGGACAACCATGAGACGTTACCGTGAGGCGAGGAAAGCCAGTCGCTAGGCTTATCGCAGTAATCGGCTTCGAGACAACCGGAGTCGTTTCCCACCGGATAACCAATGACAGAGTTTTGCCCCGGACGATATTCAGTGTTTGCTTAGATGCCATCGGATTGCTCCCCGTCGCCACTCAGGGCGTTGATCTGCTTCGGCCCGACGACGCGGGTGATTGCCACGGGCCATTTCTCGGCGATGCCGTGCCCATTGACCGTCAAGCGTGGCGCGCCTGATGCAAAAGAGATACCTGTGATGGCTTTGAAAACGAACGGCTTCTTTCCCCACCGCAGCGTGTCGGAGAAGGTCTTGACTTGAATGATTTTCAATCTTCCCATCATCGTTTCCGATCTTGACCGTTTCCGCCCATGCCATTCATGGTTTCGATGCGCGTCAGCCTTTCCGAAACCGACTGCATGTCCCTGTGCTTAGACTCATTCAGTTGCTCCACCCTGGCGGATGTTTCCGATAACTGCTTGGCAATGAAATCGAATTTCACGGAAAGGTCGCGTGTCGTCGCCCAACTTGACGCAAGCGCCGTGACAACACTAATAATCAACGCCGTGATTAGTGATCGAACGTCCAATTTCGCACCGCTTTCCCCAAACTCGGCAACGCGTGTTGCCGAGATCACAAACGGCAGATGGTCAGGAAGGTGTTGCAGCAAGTTCGACCAGTGCGCCATCATTTATCCTTACGCGACTTGAGGTAGTCCGCCCACTCGTAATTTCCGTCTTCGTCTTCCGTCACGCTCGGAATTAGGTAGTTGAACACGAACACGGAAATGACAGCCAGGATTGCGCCGCCGATGAATACGATCACGACCCACATGAACGACGCCAAACTGCTATGGAAGACGATGAAATCGAGCATGGTCAGCCTTTCGGGTTTCGCCAAGTGAGAGCTTCGCGCTCAAGATATTCTTCTGTCAGAACCGGCAAGTCAGGGTGGGCAATACCGTTGTCGAGTCGACCAGGTTGCTGCGCAGCATCCCTGTATCCGCTTCCGTCAGTCCCGACGGCTGGTGCGTCTCCACTTTTACTTGGCAATCCAACCCGCTTGGACGTGGCGAATGTTGCCCAGATGTTGAACACGAGCAGAGTAAGCAGGCCAACAAACTGCACGATTTGATCGTCAGAAAGCGGGATGGCATAGCCGTAACTCCGCGCAATGGCTGCGGCAGAAACCAGCAAAACGGCCAGCGCATTTGCGAGACTCTGGCGGTTTTTCCAAGTCTCGGGGTTGATGATTTCTTCGCCGGCCTTGATGACACGAAGGAAGTCAGGGAGCGCGAACAGCCTACCGATTGCGTTCATTGATTTCCTTCCTGATGCGATCTTCCTCGCGCTGCGCCTCGATGATCTCGCGCGGAGTCAAGGCAATACCGTGTTCGCGCATGAATTGGATGCGTGCTTGATAGGCTCGCTGATGATGGCGATTGATCGCCTTGAGTTGCGGGGTCATACTGAATCCGCCGCGCGCTGCATGCGCCTGGCGATGCGTCGCGCCCATCCGCGCCCGAAGTTCGGCCAGGTCGAAAGGCTCGCCATAAAGGCAAGGCGCTCTGACAGGTAACGAAGCACGACGGTGCCTGATGGAAGGGACGCCAACTTGGCACGCGATACCGGGCCGAAGTGCCCATCATCGGCAACGCCGATGGCTGATTGCAGCTTACGAATGGCCGTTTGAATGCCGGAATTCACCGCGAAGTCGAAGACCTCAAGCCGCACCGCAAGGGAAGCCTGATCGCCAAGCGGCAACCAGAAATCACGGTAATAGATGGCCTTGGCCGTTCCGAGATCCAGATCCTTGATGTTCAGGGCAGGATATGTACGTTTGGTAATTCCAAACTTCGTTTCACCACCAGGATCGGCCGGATTGAAGACGTAGCCACCCTCTTCGCCGATCAGTTCGCGGAATGCGGCATTGAATGCGCGGTCCTGTTCTATCGTGGTCATTTCTTCCCCTTCGGTTCGAGTGCCAGTTCGGACAGAATGAAGGCCAAAACTGCCAGGTAAATGGTCAGTTCTAGCCAGTGCATGAAGTCGAGATAGCTCACTGCTGCACCTTGTAGCTGGCAATCATCATCCTAGCCGTCGTAATGGCGATGATGGCGGCCTGCTTCTGCTCTGGCGTCATATTGGAGTCCTTGACGACATCGACAACGACGGCGAATACGGCCTCACTCATTTGCTTGATGTCACCGATCTCGGTAGCGGTCGAACAAACAGCCAGGGCAACTGGCTCAATTTCACCCAAGCGCGCCTTTGTATCGGCGGGAATGTCAGGAGACACTTGCAGGCCGGCGAGCGTGCCGAGGATGACCGGGCAGGCTTGCTCCTTGATTTGCTCAACAGATGGCTGGTTTCCCGTTGTTGCGCAGCCGGAAACAAGTGCGATGATGCACGCCGCAATGATTGCAATGAGGAACATGAAAACTGGCGAATACACACGATAGCGACTCATTTCTTCTTCCTTTTCCAGTGACAACAATCATTTCCAACAAGAATTTGTGCAAGTTGCGATTCAATGCGCTTAACAATGGTATTTATCACAACGAGCATTCCGACAATGTTTCGCTTGCGCTTCTTCACTTAGTCACCCTCCAGCGAGTAAAGGCAATCAACAAAATCGAACCAGTCGTAGTCAATCTCTGAATCAGCGATTTCTTCTTCCTTGTCTTCTGGCTTCGCTTCTTCGGTCATTTTTGAACCTCAAGAGTTACCGAAACGCCACGATCTTCGCAGTCTTCGAGTTTGGCGAGAAGCAGGCCAAAAGCGTGCTGTGATGGAATGACGCCAGCGCGACCGCGCACTCCACCCAGAATGACGTCGCACTCAGAGAAAGGGCCAAGCCATCCGAGACCCACTGCGTCGGGAAGTATCTTTCCGTGGTGAGGGGAGTATTGCGTGACGACCTCATATCGTCCAGGCTGTAGATTTTGGCGTCCATTTCCGGCTTCGGCAAAGCAAAGTCTCAGGTTGTCGACATAGAGTTCGCTGTTCTCGATGCGCAGGTTCATCGTGGCCTCCGATTCA